GATATTCTACTGGGTCAGTTCCGTTGTGCACAGCATGAATAGCATTTTCTATAATTGCTTCATCTTCACCAACGGCAAGTTTATAGTTCATCTTAGCAGCAGCACCTGCTACTTTAGACTTTGCTATATCAAATGAACCAAAACGAAATACTGCTGGGATTAATTCAGATGCAGCAATACGTAAACCAAAACCACCAGTTAGAAGAGCAAGAGGCTTAAAAACGCCATCAGTATAACGGGCGGCAAAATCATCAATGCGGCCATACAGTTTTCCGTATGTACCTAAGTCACGCATAGCGCCCTTGACTACACGAAAGTCTGGCATAGAAAACATACCACGTTGGTCTAGGAAAGCACCTTGTGTTGTAGTACGTCCATTAAGTTCTACTTGCGAGGCACGCTCGCTTGAAAGGTAACCTGGGCCATAATCTGTTTCTTTTAATGAACGATGAACCATACGAGCAGACTTGTCCATAATGTTTTTGGCAAAGTTTGAATCATCTGGAAGTCCAGCGGCTTTGAACATTTCAGAAAGAAGGCTTGAGTAAACATCTTTTTTGGTGGCTAAATCACCAAGCATAAACTCTGTAGTCTTTTGACGTGCAAGTTGGTCTGACAATGAAAAGCGTGCAATACGATATACAGAAGTTGCGGATGCTGGGTCAGATGGGTCAAACTTTGTATTGGAAAGTTCTAGTGTATTACTATCAATTGTATATGGTAGGTATCCAGAGAATGTGCGAGTCTTGCCAGCGATAGCAGACTTCCAAGCATCACCACTAAATGGACGCAAAGCCACAGGAAGAATTGTTTTGATTTCTCCTGTATTTACTACGTTACCTGCATCATCAAGAACTAATTGTTCCGCACGACGAGGTAGGAAAAAGTTAGCCTGATTTCCACGTAGGTACAAGGCATCATTTGTATCCCATTGGCGTAGTTTATCAGCAGTCTTAGATACAGCAGCACGAAGTACAGTTCTATTTGGAACCATAGATGCACCATTGATTGAAAAGTTTTTCATCAATTCTGTATCATAAGTTGTTTGAAGAAATACTTTGTGCAAATCATCAGTAGTAATCTCAGCCAAAGGGCGAGTTAAATACTGAGCCATACCTTGCAAGCCAGGATACTTAAGAGCAATATCCATCTGTGCCTCAGCGGCTGAAGGTGCTTTGTTAATAATACCTTTAATGTCTTCTAGGGCGCGTACGTAACGCTTACCACTATTACCAGTTAAAGTATCAGCAATTGATGGATTTTTACCACTAGCATATAAAGCATCTAATTGGTCTGGTGAATAAACTTTAAGACTGTTACGTTCAAAGAAACCCTGTACACTATCATTAAGTCCACGAAATGGACCCTTTAAGGTTGTAATAACTTTACCGTCTTCGGTTGTTAAATACTTACCTTGTTGAACTGCGCTACGGCCTTTAAGGCCAACATTGATTGGGTCTAATCCAAAGTCAAAAGCAATATCTCCTGCACCAGAAATTATCTTACCTAAACCTTTATCGGTATTACGTAAGTCACCAAGTCCTGGAACATGGGATACAGCGTTTGCAACATCTCGCCCAAAAGAAACTTTATAGTTTGGGTCATTTGAATCATTTACGGAATCACGAAATGATGTTCCAAAGCGAGTTAAAAGATTACGTTCAATAGCAGCGGCAGCATCTGCTCCAGCGGCTGCGCCTTCTGGACCAAAAAATGCGCCTAAGGCTCCGCCACCAACAACACCAGCAGTTGCCATAAATCCATCAAAAAGACCATGACGGGCATATACAGAGTGAACAAATTTATAGTCACGCTGAACTTCTTGTAATGGCTTAGCAAGCCAAGAAAGACTACTTGTTACTGCTTTAGCGGCTCCACCAAATACTCTTTGCCAAATGTTTTCAGAACCATGTTCTGCTTGATGGTCCTGCAATGATTGCTGTAAAGCCATGCCATTAGCAGCATGAGAAAGTGAAGTTGCCGCAGCGTCTGGGTTTGATGAGTTAAGTGAGTCATTAACTAAGCCAGGCGAATTAACCATGTGTGGATTATTCGCAAGTACTTGGTTAACGTTGTTAACGTTACCTGCCATTAATACACCTGGTTAATTCGTTGCGCTAAAAACTTTGCGGCTGGAGAAGCATCTGGATGTGCAGCATATGCTTGCAATCCTTCTTTAACTGTTTGATATTTTGTAATATCAGGAGCACCAAGATTTAATGCTTCTGGACCTGCACCTGCACCAAGTGCCGCACCAGAACTAACTGGCTCAAAAGGCTTTTGTGTAGGCGATGTAAGCGGCGTAACTGCTGGTTGAACGTTAGTTCCATCACCAGCGCTTGGAGATAAAGGATGAAGCATTGGGGTTGCAGGTGCTGCGGCCATTGCTGCTCCACCTTGAATATCCATAACTTGTTGTCCATCTCCCCAATTAGGCATACCTGAGATATACCGTTGTGCTTGCTTTGATGCTGGTCCGCCATCGGTACGTCGGCTTAAAGCCCCTGGGCCTGATTGAACTGCTGGCTTGTTTGCCTGTGGCATTTAATCACTCACCCTCTTGTAATGTTTCAATGGTTCGGGCTGCATACTCGTGGAAGTTTTCTTTGTCCTCCACGAAATTTGCTTGTGTCTGTAGCATTTGACTTGCCATAGACAATGAGCCTGCTATATCAACTAAGATATCGGCTACTGTTTCGGCGATAAGGGCATAGACATCAAACTTGGTTACCCTTGTTAGTATCTTGCCCTCATCGTCATTTAGCATTTATTTACTTCATTGGCTTTCCAGCAGTGGTGCCTGTGCCTCTTGTGCCTGAAGGTTGTACTGTGTAAACCTGTGTTGACTTGCCAGTCTTTGCTGGGCCAGACTTTGGTTGAATCTTTGTCTTCTGTGTTGTTGCATCTGAGGAACCGTGTCCGCCTTGATTCTTTGGCGCTGGTACCTTTGTAGTCAATGATGACTTCATTGTTGCCATTTATATCTCCTATAGGTTTTTGTTTTTGTTTGACAACCAAATACGCGTTTAGATTGGTTGCCTTCTGGAAACAGACGCAGCGAGTTGTGGCCGTCCAGAAGATGAAAGTCCTGCTAAGAGACTTTGTAATGCAGTCCCTTGTGATTGTCCAGCAGGCATTGGTGCGCCACCTTGCGGTGCGCCAGTAGGCTCCCCAGTAGGAGCCTGACCTGGGGCGCCTTGCGCCTCACCAGCGGCTGCAACTTCTGGGGAAACTTGTGGAGCAAATGCTGCTGAAATAACATCTTCAATATTATCGCCAGCCATACGGCCTTTGATTGCATCTGCTATTGAGTTAATAATCTTTGATGGGTCTTGGCCTTGTGAAGCAAGTTGTGGAATTGCTTGAGCGTAAGAACCAATTGCTGATACTAAAGCATCGCGTAATGCTTCTACTTCAACGCGTTCTTCTTCCATGGTAACGTTCATTTCCCATGGCATCTGACGACGTAAAAAGTCACGTGAGATTAATTTATCGCCACGTGCTTGAAGTCCAAAGATAAGAGCGCGGTTAGGGTCTAGTCCAGCCATCATGCCGTAAGAGACATCGCACCAATAATCGCCTTGAATATCTTTATTTGGTGTATAGGTAATTTCGTATGGAGCACCAGCGTTAACACCGCGTACTTCCTTTTCAACATCACCAAATAGTTTTTCATCCATCATAAATGCCATACGCATTACGTGACGAAAAGCCTCAGCAAATACTGCTTGGGCTGTTTTAACTTGGGTATCAAATCCACCCATGAGCGCTTCCACGCCACGGCCAGTTACGATAGAACCTGATTGTTGTCCTAGTCGTCCTTGTGGGTAGCGTGAACCAACTCGTAGTTCTTGGTCAAGTAGTGCTGACTCTTGGAAAATTCCATTAGGAATGTTAAGTTCAACGCGACGAATCTTCTCTGGGTTAGCAGAACGGATTGTTGCATCTGGACCAATTTCAAGTACGTTAACATCGGCAGGGAGAGCAAACGGAGCCTGTACTGATTTCTGTGCGGCTTCCAACTGAAGTGTAGCGAAACGTGAACGGGCAACTTGTACCCACATGATGTCATCAAACTGACCACGTTGGTGTTCATCTGAGTCAAGGCCAGGGCGTACAGCAATGACTACTGGAATCTCACCAATAAAATTCTTTGAACGGTCAAGAACAAGGTTCTTGCGTTCTGGTACAAAAAGGATTACTTCGTCTTTATCTTGGTAGCGGAAAAGTTCAAGCATCCGCTCAGAGTTACGATTTTCATATTGACCACGAAGAACTGACTCATGCTCAGGAAACTCATTGCAAAGTTCGCGGACTGTCTTTTGGTAACGACGAGTGTAGGAAAGCAACTTACCAAATCTATCCCATTCAGGATAGGAACCAATTGGGTTATCCATGCGAATCATTGGACGATTGTTTTCAAAGTCAGGTTCAATGATGAAAGCCAACATACCAAATGTCAAGTAACGGTCAGCGCCTGTGTACATCTGTGTCTGAAGATTACATGTGTCTCGGTAACCAGCAGCAATCATTGTGCGCTTATCAGCACGACGACGTGCCCTATCTGAGATAGCGTCTGTAGTATCGCAGTTAAAAGCAGGTAGTGGGGCGATAACTTCGGCTACGTCGCGGGCAGCAATGTCAATGAAGTTAGCCACCATAGGCTTAGGAAAGTCTGATGAGAATAGTTCTGGGAATACCTGTTGGATGTTGCCTTGACGGATTGAAAGCAAATCTGCCCAGCGGGCATCACGAAGATGGTAGTGGTCGCGTAACTTACGTACGCGCACTCCTAAATCATCTATATCCAGAGCCATACCAGGTTCCTCCATTTACAGCCATCTGCTCTTGCATCTTGGCGTATTCTTCTAGGTTAACAACTTTGCGTTTAGCAATCTGTCCTTTTGTAGCAAACGGGTTCTTAACAAAAGAACCGCCGTATGCGCCCATCTGATTGATGTAGTCGCGCATTTGGGTCTCCGCAAACCAGAGAGCCATTGGTCCGTCTTGCTTGGCCTTAGTGCCAGCAGACCAGGTAATCAACTGCTCTATCAGAGCCTTGATGTGTTCGTTATCGGCACGAGGCAACTCCAAGAGATTTGAACCTTTAATGTGTTTGCCTTGGTTGTCCGTCGTGCCGAAAAGTGAAGCCATTGATGCGACACCGAATTCGGAATCCATCTTATTTGCCCCTGTGTAGTGTGAAACTAAGCGGATACCTCGTGAAGCGAGGTGACGGTTAATTTCTTCATCTTGAGTAAGGAACAACTGAAAAGCGTTCTTTTCAATTACCCATACCTTTGGCTTGTATTTATCAGTCCAAGCCTTAATCAAATCTCTAATTTGTGCTGGTGTAGGTGCAGGCATACGAGATGCTTCCAGCAAGTAGCGCTTCTGGGTTGTCCTATCACCAGCAATTACTACCGAGAAAGTATCACCGCTCATGGCTGGGTCCATAGCACAGACTATGTATTGGTCGTTTAAAACTTCTGGATGGCCAGCAACGCCAGGGGTTAATGGACCTATAGGTCTCATACCACTAATAGAACCGCGTACACACTCAGGAGCAAAGATTGCAGAAGACTCAACGTCTTGTTGCTGGTAAACCATAGCCCAAGTCTTTGGGTCTAGGACACCACGACGTCTCTTAAGGTTGTAGCCATCCCAGCGAGGGTATAGACCATCTTTGTCTGGCAAAGTATCATCAGCGGCCCAAGGGCGGTCTGACATAGGCCAGAGGGTCTTCCAGTCCTTTGCATCATCTGCAAACTCTAGAACTGCTGGCATAGCCAGATAGGTCCAAGGGGAGGTAC